GTGTTAAATCAACAGTAACCTATTCTGGAGCTTGGCACAATGTAGAATTAGATTTTTACTTAACACTGTAAAGGAGGTATTATAAATGGTCAATTATGATCCGCAAAAAGTAATTACTATTGTAGATAATTTTGTTTTGACTGGATTTGCTGAAGAGTCCATGGTTGAAGTTTCAAGAATGTCAGATAAAAGAAGTTCTCACGTAGGAGCTCAGGGAGAAGTTACATTTTCAAAGTCTGCTGATGATAGAGCAGAAGCTACAATTACATTAAAAGAGACCAGCCCGGCAAACGAAAAGCTGTATGGTTTATATAAGTCAGATGAAGAATTTGGCTTTTCTACAGTTGATCAAAACTTTGACGGTGACGTTTCTGGATCAGGTAGTAGATGTGTAATTCAAAACTTACCTGATAATGTAAAGTCCAATGAACCCGGCGACAGAGAATGGGTTCTGCTTGTAGCTGACTATGAGGAAGCATTCGAGGGGGTATTATAAATAATGGGTAAAGAAGGTAACAAAAAAACAATAGCTGTAGGGGATAATAAATATACACTGCAGAACCCTGGTGTCAGATGGTACATAAAACATCAGGACAAATGTCGAGACCGCTATGGATCTACATCCAGAAAGAAATATATCGGCGGTCTTTTAGACAATGTAGTGATTAACCCGCTTAAGATAGATGATTTTGATGTTAAGGCTGAAAAAGAGAAAAAAGTAACTGTAAACGGTGATGAATATACAGTTAAGTACATCGGAAATAAAGAAATTTTAGAAATTGAAGATACATCTAAAGATGATACTGGTCAGTTTTCTCAGGAAGTCTATATTGATAATTTAATGGCTGAAGCCTTAGAAGAAGATGTCACTATGGATGACTTTGAAAAGCTGAATCATGTTCAGGATTTAATCGAAGAAATAGAAAACTACAACAGGTCTAAGGAACTGAAAGAGGTTGTAAAAAGTATAGAAACGTTTCTTGGAGCCTAAGTATAGCACTATAAACAAAAAAGGCGAGTTAATTGTCAATCATGATCGTTATAAAAGACAGATTAAAGGCCTTTTAAAAGATTACTGGGCTCTGGTTTTTAAGATGCAGTCTGAAGAAGAAGTTGCAAAATGGAGTTTAGATCATTTTTTAGAAGCCAGGGCTGCTTTAGAAGTTTTCAATGATGAAGTTAAAAACAGTTCAGAAGGAGGGCGGTAGATATGCCAGCAGGAGGAGCACAAAGGTTTTTAGGCTTTCAAGTTGGATTTGGAATAAATGATAAGCCACTAACTCAAGCTGACAGACGAGTTGACGGCTTTAAAAATAATGTTATAAGAGCTACCGACAGAATGGGAGCTCTGGAAAGAAAAGCAGTAACTGCTGGCCGAGCAATATCTACTGCCTTTAATGATGCTAAGAAACAGATCAGTAATGGTGTTGCGGTGTTGGAAAGGTATCGGTATCAATTAGGTATAGCAGCTGGTGCGGGATTTGCCGCAATAGGAAAATCGGTGTTCAGTGCCGCCGATGCTAATGAAACTGTCAATAAATTTAATGTTGTTTTTGGAGAAGTTGCTGACTCAACTAGAAAATGGGCTGACCAATACTCTAACCAGATTGGTCGCTCAAAATATGCAACATTAGATTGGCTAAACAGTTTTCAGGATGTACTGGTACCAATGGGGCTTGCAAGAGATGAAGCTGCAGGGTTATCTAAAGAAATGGTTAGTTTAGCAGCTGACTTAGGTTCATTTAATAATGTTGCAACAAATGAAGCGGCCAGCTTAATGCAATCAGGTTTAATAGGTAATCACAGAGCCGTCCGAAGCCTTGGAATACAGCTCAGTGAAGCCACTTTAAATCTTGCTGCTCAAAGAGAGGGCTATCAAAAGAATTTTAAGGATTTAGATAATCTCACAAAAATGCAGTTAAGATTTAAAGAAATGATCAGGCAATCTGGTGACGCTGTTAACGATGCAACAAGAACTGCAATGGAATTTAATAATCAATGGTTAAGATTTAAAGGAAATATTCGTGATGTTTCTATTGCTATGGGATTTAGTTTTACTCCTGCGTTTAATAAGGGGTTAATTGTTACTAACAAATTTCTTGAAAAGTTAAAAGAAAGCGACAAATTACAGGCAGCTACAAGGTTTTTTGCTATAGGCGTTGCAATTACTGGAATAGCAGCGGCTATTGGAGCAGTAAGTGCAGCATGGCCTTTTATAGCAGGTATATTCTCTATAAGCACTTTTGGTATAGCTGCAGCAGTAACTGGAATTGTATTAGCAATAGAAGATTTATGGGTCGGTCTAAACGGAGGAGAAAGTACTCTATTACCTATAATTAATAAGTTTTTAGCATGGGCCGGCATAAACAAAGACTTAAAAGGTGTTTTAAGGGATGTTGGAGATGCAGCACTCTGGACCTGGGAAGCAATAAAAGCTTCATTTGCTTATATAGAACCATTAGTTCAATCTACTGTAATTGGAGCTGTAAGAATATTTGAAGGTGCATTTAAGATACTATTTTCACCAATAAAAATGATATCTGGGTTAATCAAAGGTATTGTTACTGGTGATTTTAATATGTACTGGGACGCTGTTGATCAATTTTACAGCGGGATAGCTGATATATTTGAAGGTATTAAGACTATTGTTTCTGCTAAATTAAATTTTATAGGGAATTTATTCTTAGATGTTTTTAAGCTGAGTCATATACCAGATATAGCTGGAGCAATTAAAGAAAAAATTATAGCTGCTGCCAATTATGTTAAAGATAATCCTTTAAAAATAGTTAGATTTTTGGTTCCAGTAGTAAACCTGCCGGATATAATTAATAAAATTTATGAAGCTGGCCGACAATTTATAAAAGATAAGACTGGGATTGAACTGCCAGCGATCAAGCTTCCAACATTACCAGATTTAGTGGAAGCAGTCAAAGGAGTATGGAATTTAGGCAAGAGCTTTATTAATAACTTAAAGTCTCAAAGTCTGCCGGAAATTAAAATTCCTACTATTCCAGATTTATTAGGATCTGTAAAGAGCACCTGGAATAATGCTAAATCTTTTGTTGATAACTTGATTCCATTCGATTTGCCCGGTCTTAGCATGCCAGACATACCTGATCCTATAGCAAAGATTGATGAATGGGCAAGCAGCATTAAAAGTAAATTAAGTAATATAGACTTTGGTTCTGCCCTAAAAACAGCAATTGAAAATGCTATGGATAAGCTGCCAGGCTGGATGCAGGGAATGGCTAAAAAAGTGATGGATTACCTCCCTCAATCACCTGCTAAAGTTGGACCATTAAGCAGATTGGATAAGGTAGGACCGGGGCTCACTCAAACCATCGGAAAAGGTGTTGATAAGTCCAGAAAGCAGGTTACTGGACCATTAAGCAATATGTGGACTGAGTCAATGATTACTGAGCCTAAGACTATTGTTAAAGACTACAATCCAATGTCGAGTATATCTGACAGTGGTTTTGGCAGTTCTCAAAGCGTTACAAATAATAATTATAATCAAAGCAATAAACAGTCCAGCAGTAAATCAGAAAAGAAAGTTGTTATTGAAAACCTCAATCTTGAAGGATCAAATAACACTGTTCAGGATGCTCAAAAAATAATAAAAATTATAGAACAATATTTTGATGGAGAGGCGACAGCATCGGTAGGTGAGGCCATTGGCTAGATTATATAATGATGATTTTGATATAGAAATTGAAGTTGCTCCTGAAGAATCTGTTAACTTGAAAAATGAAGTTACTGAAAAGCCAGTTGAAGATAAAACTGAAATAGCTGATCATATCAATCACCAGCCGGTTGAAATTAATCACACTTTTGTTATAGCTGGAGATGAAGCAGAAGATCAGCGGGATAGATTAGAAGAAGCAAGTCAGCATGATGAAGTTTTTAACTACATGGATGTTAAAGATTATAGACTATATGAAAATATGGTTATTTTAAGTATAAATTTTGACACTGATGCTCAAATAGCAAATGGTTACCAGGGCAGCATATCCTTAAAACAAGTACAAGTAGCTGAACAGGAAACTATATTTGTTAATTTAGGAATTGACCCATCAACCGGCAATGAAGTGCAGCAAAATGCTACAGAAACAGAAGAGCGGTCTAATGAAACAGAAAATGTAGATGAAGAAAGCACTGATCAGTCAATTCTTACCTCAATGATTTCTCCTTTCGGCGGTGATGAGTGATGGAAGTTAAATATTTACCTGTTAAAAAAGATAATATTAAGCAGATCCCCGATAGGTTTTTAACTGATGTAGCAGGAACAGAACTTGTATTTGAAATAAGTTGGAATCATCAAGGCTTTTTTGCTATGTCAGTTTTTGATTCTACCGGGGAAACAATACTCGAAGGTAAAAAAATAACGTATAGTACAAATATGTTTGACAATATCATTGATGATAGGCTACCTGAGGGGATTGGAATTATAGCACTTGATAAAACAATGGCTGCAGAAAAAGAGGGAGTTACTTACGATAATTTTTATGACAGTGTAAAGCTATATATAGCTGGTGATTACTAATGACTAGAGCTTTTGGCAGAAAAGCAATATTTGCTTTAGAAAATAAAGAAATCAAATATCCTGATCTTGATTTAGAATTCGAAGTTAATTTTAATACTGACTCAGATGGCAATGTTGGTCATGTAAGATTTTTTAATATCAGTAATAAAACGATAGATTTACTAAAAAAAGATACTAATTTTACTTTAAGGGCTGGCTATAAAGATGATGTCGGCCTTTTGCTACCTGGTATTATATCTCATACTCAAACATCATGGGATACAACTGATAAGATTACTGAAATTGTAGTGGGAGATAATACTTCTGACTGGCTGAATACTACTGTCAATCAGACCTGGAGGGCTGGCATTAGAGCAAGAGATGTTGCTGTTGATCTAATTGATATGCTTCCTTTTGGAGTTGGAGAAATTAATCTAGCCAATAACATAGACTATCCAAAAGGAAAGACTTTTTCAGGAACTATCAAAACAGCACTTGAAGAAATAGCAATTGATGCAGCCACTAAACTGCATGTAGGCAGAAGCAAGATTTATCTCAGACCAGAAGAAGCCGGGACCAGGGAAATTGTTAATCTTAATCAAAGAACAGGCCTAATAGCTTCTCCACAAAAGATTGACGAGGACGGAGAAGAAGGATATAAGGTGCAATCTCTGCTTAATTATAGAATATGGGCCGACAGTATTATCAGCATAGATAGTAAGACTATTTCAGGCTTATATAGAGTCAAAAAAGGGCTGCATAAATTATCAAGCAGTGATTTTCTTACAGAAATGGAGGTTGTTAAAGTATGAGAGGTTCAAAATTAATGAAAAAATTGATTGATCAGGAATTAAAAGAGCTGCATGTAGCTTTGCCAGCTAAAATAGAAAATTATGATCCAGAAACTATGATAGCTGAAATCACTCTTTTATCTAAAAAAATATTGAATGATGAAGAAGTTACAATTCCCAAAATAATAGAAGTTCCTGTTGGCCATTTAAATGCTGGTCCTTTTGTGATTAGACCTCCATATCAAAAAGGTGATGTGGTCCAGGTGCTTTTCAATGAAAGAGCCCTGGATAAATTATTAATAACCGGCGATCCAGAAAGCGTTAAGTACAAAAGGAAACATGCTTTTGATGATGCTGTGGTAATAAAGGGTTTAAAAGCTGAACAGGAAAACAAGTTAAATTCTAACTATGGTCAAGATTTGCTTTTTGAAAATCAAGAAGCAGACAGCAGAATAGTAATGAAAGTTAATGGTGATCTATTAATTAAGACTAATGGAGAAACCACTATTAATTCTAGTGGCCCTGCGATAGTTAATGCACCAAAAACCACTGTTAATGGTGAAGTTGATTTGGCTGGAGGGGGCCCTCCAGTTGCAAGAGTAGGAGATGCTATCGAAACATATGTTAGTGGTGGATCATCTGCCGGTACTCATGTTGGTAAAATAACGGCTGGAAGTGGAAATGTAACATCCGGGTAAGTTAGGTGGTGATTATATGAGAAGTTTTTATTTTGATAAAGAAAAAGGCACTACAAAACTTAATGAATTACATGATATAGAAGAAGTGACAGGAAAGATGGAGCTTGAGCAAGCACTCTGGATCAGAATAATGACAAATCAGGGAGAATGGATTTTTGATTTAGACTTTGGTCACCCCTGGTTAAAACTTTTCAGAGAAAAAGCAACAGCCCGAAAGCATAGGTCAGAGCTAATCAAAACAATTTATAAAGAAGATAGAGTTAAAGAAATTTTAGAAATTAATGTTGATATTTCTGGCAAAAGCAATAGAAAGCTTAAAATATTTTTTGAAGCTTTGACTACTGAAGGTTTAATTGAATCGTCAGGGGAGGTGGAATTTTAATGTCTGATGAATTCGGTGTAACAGAAAAAGGATTTAAGAAAAAAACTTATCAAGATATTGTAGAATCTTTAGAAGAAAAAGCAAAAAGTCTTTTTGGAGATGATGTCAATTTGTCCTCTTCCTCTCCTAACGGCTGGTTTATAAGATTATTTGCTTTCAGCTTATCATTGATCTGGTCTGTAGCTGAAAAAGTATATAATTCAGCTTATGTAATTTTGGCAGAAGATCAAAGCTTAGATTATGCCGTATCTAATCTTAATGTAAAAAGAAAAGGAAAAAGAAAATCAGAAGTTCCACTGACTGTAATAGGAACCCCTGGTACTGAAATAGACAAAGGTTGGACTGTTGAAACTGAAACTGACAGTTCAATTAAATTTGAAACTAAATATAATACTACCATCCAATCAAATGGAGAAACAGAAGTCCAGTTAATAGCAAAAGAAGCTGGTGAAAAAGGAAATGTGCCGGCTAATACTATTACTGTTATTACTCAGCCTATTTCTGGTGTTGATTCAATTACAAATCCTATAGCAGCCGATTTTGGAAGAGATAGAGAAACAAATCACGAACTAAGAAACAGATATTTTAATCAGCTGGGCCAGAACTCTAGTGATGTAATTGCGGCTATTACTGCTGCAGTATCTGATATAAATGAAGTTAGACAGGTAAAAGTATTTGAAAATGATACTGAACAGACTAACTCTCTCGGTATGCCTATGAAGTCGGTATTTGCTGTAGTTCTGGGAGGGCTTGAAGAAGATATTGCTAAGGCTATTTATACTGCAAAAGCCGGCGGAATAAGAGCATATGGGGATATAATCACTGATGTTTTTGATGAGGGTGGAACTATCCATAAAATAGGGTTTTCAAGGCCTACTGATGTAGATACATATTACACAATAGACCTGATTACTAATGATGATTACCCTGTAGATGGTGATGAGCTGATAACTGATGCCATAGTTGATTATTTAGACGAATTGATTATAGCTGATGATATTATTCACTCCAAAATTACTCATGAAATACATGGAGCCTGCAGCGGTATTATTGATTTTGAATTATATATCGGCACCACTGCGAGCCCAACCACAAAAGATAATATTGAGATTTCAGGATTGGAAGTTGCAATTACTGATCCAACTAAGGTTGTGATCAACCATGTCTAAAATATTAGAAGCAATGAAAGAGAAGTTTATAAGCTTTATTACTAAAGATGAGGATTCCGATTTTGTTAAAAAGCTAAGAATGTTAGCAGAAGAAATGGAGATTGTTCAAACTGCTTTTGATGATATAGAAGAAGTTAAAAATCTAAATGATGCTTATGGCAAAACACTTGATCATTATGGTGCAAATGTCGGAGAATCAAGAAAAGGTAATGATGATACTTTATACAGGCTGTTAATTAGAATTAAAATAGCAGAGAACACCAGTGACGGCTCAATACCTCATATAATAGATGCTTTAAGTCTAGCAATAGATAGACCACCCGAGGACATTTATGTTCAGGAAGGGTGGTCTTTTGTTACAGAAGAGCAGCCTGCATCTATATTTCTTTCCTTCCCATCCGAAGTTTTTAGCGATTACAACATTACTTATGAAAGATTTATTAATTTATTTAATAATGTTGTAGGCGGTGGAATAAGCACTGATTTCTTCTTAATTGAAGAGGATGACATCAATATAGTTGCGACAATGCCCTATACTGAAATGTCTACTTTGCCGTATTGCGACACCGTAAAAACTGGAGAATGGACTGATCAGTTTACTGGTGAAATCTATTTAAGTAATGTGTATGAGAAATATTCTACTGAAAAACAGGAATATCCATTTTTAGCTGGGTTGTATTCCGGCAGTACAGAAATTGATTACCCGCAAGGTGTTATTGACAGTATGAAGGTGCAAGAAATTTACAGCACCGCTGATCAAGTATTACCCTTTACAGCTAATTTG